CCGACACCGCCAACCTCAGCAACGGCGACAATCACCGAAATCAGCCGCATGTGCGGACGAAACACGCCGCTGACACCGCAACTGCGTCGAACTCATTTTTGACGAACGAAGCCACGGACGACCCCGCTGTCGTTCTTTTTTTGTGACCCGTAGGGGGGGCGGATGCCACCTCGCGTGAAACGGGCGCCCTCGTCCTGCCGGTCGGCGACGTTGGCTGAGCTTGAAGCCCTTGGCACGGTCGGCACTGCTGAGGGGCAGTCGGCGCTGGCGTTGGCTGCGGCGATCGACTCGGGCCGGTCGCTGATGGCGGCGCCGGCGATGGTCAAGGAGCTCCGGGCGACGTTGCAGGCCCTTCGCGAACGTACCCCTCGAGCGGAGGACTCCGTTGACGTCTTCGCTGCTCGTCGCGCCGCCCGTCGTTCTGCCGCGGGGTTCTGAGACTCCTCGGGTTTGGACGTTCCCGCCGGCGGTGTCTTCGTCGGGTGATGACATCGCGGACTTCTGCGGTGAGAACGGCCTGATGTTGGACCCGTGGCAGCGGCTGGCGTTGCGGACGGCGATGGGCGAGCGGTCGGACGGCCGGTGGGCTGCCGGCGAGGTCGGGATCGTCGTTCCCAGGCAGAACGGGAAGGGTTCGATCTTGGAGGCGCGGGAGATCGGCGGCCTGTTTCTGCTCGGGGAGCGGTCGATCGTCCACACGGCGCAGCAGTTCCGGACGGCGGCGGACGCGTTCAAGCGGGTGCGGCAGGTGATCGATGGTGCCCCGGACCTGTCCCGGCGGGTGAAGCGGATATTGAACTCGCCGGTGGACAAGTCGATTGAGCTGCATGACGGTCGGAAGCTGTCCTTTATCTGTCGCGGGCCGAACGCCGGCCGTGGTCTGTCGGGTACGGACCTGCTGATCTTTGACGAGGCGTATGACTTGACGGACGCCGAGATGGAGGCGTTGGCGCCGACGATGACGACGGCTCCGAACCCTCAGGTTTGGTATACGTCCAGCGCTGGCAAGGATCACTCGGTCGTTCTGGCGGGTATCCGCAAGCGGGGTGTGGCGGGGTCGGCGACGTTGGCTTATCTGGAGTGGTCTGTTCCTCAGCCGGAGGTCGGCGCGCCGCCTGCGGACGCGTCGGACCCGGAGCTGTTGGCGATGGCGAATCCCGGTCTGGGGACGCGCGTTTCCGCGGACTATCTGGCGATTGAGCGGGGAATCTTCTCGGGCAACCTGGCCGGGTTGGCTCGGGAGCGTCTGGGCGTGTTCGACCCGGTGCCGGTGCTGGGCGGGGTGTTCCCGGATGGCACTTGGGAGGCATGTTCGGACCGCGAGTCGGTCATCGACGGACCGCCGGTGTTCGCCGCGGCCATCGCGGAGGACCGGCGTACTGCCGCGGTGGGTGCCTCGGGTGTCCGCGAGGACGGCGTTGTCCACCTCGAAAACGTCCAGAACGGCCCCGGAACGGACTGGATCGTCCCCTATCTGGTCGAGGTCACGGCCAGAAACGGCGGATCTGTAGTCATTGACCCGGGTTCCCCGGCGGGTTCGCTCGTGGAGGACCTGAAACGGGCTGGGGTGCGGGTTCACACGGTCACGGCGCGGGACTACGCGCAGGCGTGCGGGTGGATCTACGACGCGGTGCAGAACCGGGACGTGCGCCAACTGGGGCAGCCGGAACTGGATGCTGCGGTCCGGGACGCGCAGTTGCGGCCGTTGGCTGGCGCGTTCGCGTGGGACCTGCGCAAGCCGCTGTCCGACATCACGCCCCTGGTCGCGGTGACGCTGGCCTGCTGGGGGCACCGAACCTACGGCGGGAACCTGGCGGACTCGGTGTGGTGAAACGTCTACGGTCCCGCGACGGTCTGCGCGACCTCGAGGGCATCCTCGCCTTCATTTGCATCGTCGCGGGGGTCGCCCTGCTCTCTATCCCCGCCGCGCTGGTCGTGGCCGGCGTGCTGTTGGTCCTCGACCGAGTCACGTCCTAACCCCGGAAGGCCGGTTGCATGGGTCTCTTCGTCGGGCGTGAGCGGGAGGTCCGCGCGGTCTTCCCTGAGCCGCCGATCGCGCCGTTCCCGGGCGCGGATATGAGCGGCAATGTCAGCGTGTCGAGCAAGCCTGACACCGCTTTAACGATCCCGACGGTGTGGGCGTGCGTGTCGCTGCTGGCCGGTTCAGTGTCGTCGCTGCCGATGGAGTCGTTCCGCAGGAACGCGGACCCGGTGGCGATACCGAAGCGGATCTCCGACCCGAAGTTGGTCACGTCGCCTGACGGGGACATGACCCAGTCGGAGTGGCTGCACATGCTGATGGTGTCGCTGCTGATGCGGGGTAACGCCTACGGCCTGATCCAGCGGGACGGGGTGCAGCAGGCGACCGGGGTGCATCTGCTCGACCCGGACCGGGTGAGTTTGAAGGTCGAGACGTCCGGCGCGTTGACCTACAAGCTGAAGAACGGTACCGGGGTCGACAAGGTCATCCCGAAGCAAGACATGTGGCACGTCCGCGGCCTGACCTTGCCCGGCTCCGTCGTCGGGCTGTCCCCCATCAGCTACGCCGCCGCGGTCCTCGGCCTGGACATCTCGTCACGACGGTTCGCGTCCGGGTTCTTCGACGGTGACGGCATCCCGAAGGCGGTCCTCGAGTCGGACCAGCAGGTCAACCAGGAGCAGGCGCGGACCATCAAGGACCGGGTGATGGCGACGTTCCGGGGCCGGGACCCGCTCGTCCTCGGCCTCGGATTGAAGTACACGCAGATCCAGGTCCGGCCTGACGAAAGCCAGTTCCTCGCGACGCAGCAGGCGTCGGTGGCGCAGATCTGCCGGTACTTCGGTGTGCCGGCGGGGATGATCGACGGCCCGTCCGGCGGCAGCATGACATACACGAACACGGAGCAGCGCGGTCTGGAGTTCGTCACCTACTCGCTCGCGCACTGGCTGCGCCGGATCGAGGACGCCGTGTTCCGGTTGCTGCCGGGCACCCAGTACGTCCAGTTCAACGCGCACCGGCTGATCCGCCTGGACGCGGAGACCCAAGCCAAGGTCGACCTGCAACGGCTCGCGGGCAAGATCGTCGCCCCGTCCGAGCTCCGGTCCAGGGACGGCCTGGACCCGATGACGGACGCGCAGAAGGTGGAGGCGGACATGGTGCCTTTGACCGTGGGCCCGCTGGGCCGGCCGGTCGGGCAGCCGGGCCTGCACAACCCACCGGGACCGGAAGCTCCGGTGCCCGTTACCGAGAACCCGACAGGAGCCTGACTGATGATGCTCGAGACACGCACTGTCGCCGCCACGTTCGAGATGCGCGACGACTCCACCACGGGCGCGCCGACCCTGGAGGGGTACGCGACGACGTTCGGCCGCCCCTATGACATGGGCCCGTTCTCCGAGCAGGTCGACCGGCGCGCGTTCGACCGGACACTCGGCCTCAGCCCTGACGTGCGGCTCCTCGTGGATCACACCGGTCAGCCGCTGGCACGCACGAAGTCCGGCACTCTCGCCCTGTCCGTCGATGACTCCGGTCTGCACGCGCGGGCCACATTGGACCCGGCTGATCCGGACGTGCAGCGGCTGCTGCCGAAGGTGCGACGCGGCGACTTGGATGAGATGTCGTTCGCTTTCCGTGTCGCTCCTGGCGGTGACGCGTGGGACTACACGGACCCGGAGAAGACGATGAGGACCCTCAACGAGGTGTCCCTCGCTGGCGGCGACGTGTCTGTGGTGACCTACCCGGCGAACCCGACGACGTCGGTGAGTGTCCGCGCCCGCGACCTGCGCGAGGCGCGGTGCGTGTTCGTGGAGCAGATGGCCCGCGAGTTCCGCGCCAACGCCGACGGCGGCCGTGCCCTTTCGCCGGACAACATCGCGAAGCTCCAGCAGGTGCTGTCGCAGCTCGCGAGCGTCGACACGCGGGGGCTCGACCCGTTGGACGCGGCCACCGCCGAACTGGCGGACGTGCTCAAGGTCGCCAACCCGGACCCCGGCGACGGTGACACCCCTCCGGCGCGGGGTCTGCACCCAGACATGGCCAGGCGAATCCTCGCCGCCGCCGACGCGCGCGCCTGACCCCACAAGGCCACCCGCGTTTGACGCGGGTCAGCAGTACCGCTCGCAGCCCGGCTAACCCGACCCGCCTATTCATACGGCACGCGGCGACGCCACCTGAACGCGGCCAACCATCCGATCTTCAACCCCTAGAAAGGGGTGCTTCGCCATGTCCCTCTCCGAGAACATGCGGGAGCGGCGGAAGGCCATCAAGGCGCAGCTCGACGCGCTCGTGGCCGGAGCCGAAACCCGCGACGACAAGAACTTCAGCCCCGAGGAGACCTCGAGCTTCGACAAGCTCCTCGGCGAACTCCGGGAGGCCGACAACCGGCTCCTCGAGATCGACGCGTCTGAGGCCGCTGAGGCCCGCTCCGCACAGGCCCGCGCCGCCGCCGGCGAAGGCGGGGTGACCAGCAGCACGCAGGTCACCGACCCGCCCGTGTACATCAAGGGCAACCTCAACGGCCAGTCCTACTTCCGTGACCTCGGCCTGCGCGCCGCCCGACCGGATAAGTCCCGTGACGCCACGGACCGGCTCGTGCGCTCCGGCAAGATGGTCGCCGACGAGCAGCGTGCCCTCGGCAACACGAACACCACCGGCGGCTCCGGTGGCGAGTTCGCTCCGCCGACCTGGCTCGTCAACGAGTGGATCAACCTCCTGCGGCCCGGGCGCATCACCGCCGACCTGTTCAAGAAGGCCCCAGTGCCCGACGGGACGTCCTCGATCTCCATCCCGAAGATCACCGGTGGCACGTCGGTGGCCCTTCAGACGACCCAGAACTCGACAGTCGCGGCGACGGACATCACCACGTCCTACGTCTCGACCGGGTTCGCCACGATCCTGGGCAAGGAGGTCGTGTCGCAGCAGCTGCTCGACCAGTCGGCGATCCCGTTCGACGAGGTCATCAGCGCCGATCTGGCAGGAGCGTACAACGCCTACTTCGGCACGCAGGTCATCCTCGGTGCGGGCACGGGCGCGAACAACAACTCGGTTCTCAACGGGTTGGCGAACGCCGCCGTGTTGGCCGCGAACCAGTCGGTCCTCGCGACGGCCCCTACGGCGGCGACGTTCTACTCGAAGGCCAACGGCATGCTGGCGAGCTTCGTCACGAACCGGTACGCACCCCCGGAGGTGTGGCTGATGCACCCTCGGCGCTGGTACTGGCTGATGGCTCAGGTCGACTCTCAGGGCCGGCCGCTGGTGGTCCCCGCCGACGTGGCGATGAACCCCGTCGCCACGAACGACTCGGTCGCCGTGCAGGGAGCGGTGGGCCGCTTCCTCGGGCTGCCCGTCGTGATCGACCCGAACATCCCGACCAACCTCGGTGTCGCCCCCGGCAACACCCAGGACGAGGTCGTCCTGATGCGGACCTCGGACCTGTGGCTGTTCGAGTCCACCCCACGGGCGGAGGCGTTCACGGCGCCCTACGCCGAGTCCCTGGGCGTGCTGTTCCGGCTCTACAACTACGCCGGTCTGATCCTGAACCGGCTGGGCGCGTCCATCGCCACCATGAACGGGCCGGGTCTCACGCCTCCTGCGTTCTGACCTTCAGCCTGAGGCCGACGGCGGACCGTCGGCCTCAGGCCAGAACACCGAAACCTCGAAAGGAAGTGCGGACATGGCGACTCACGCCAAGAGCATCGAAGAAGAAGGCAAGTTCGTGCCTGACCGACTGGATGACCCGGTCGCGGAGGCGCAGCGGTTGCACCACCTGGCGACTGCCGACCCGGAGCCGGAGCGGGACGGCGTCCTGCTGTCCGTCGAGCACGAGGAGAAGTACGGCCTCGAACGCAAGTCGGACCTGTCGGTGCCGGAGTCGGCGGTCGAGCAGCGGAAGATGCAGAACG